CAGGATCAGTACCTTGGTATGTAATTAACTTTGCTGGATCTAATATAACAGATATAGCATTACGTGATCATGATCAATTACAAAATGTACAAGGTGGTACTGCAGGAGAACATAATCATTTAACAAATGCTGAATTATCTAAGCTACAAACATATGATCATAATACGACTTCTGGGAAACAAGGTGGAACTACTAATGAGTATTATCATTTAACGAGTGCAGAACAGACAGCTTTATTAAATTCTACACAAGGTACTTGGACTCCTACATTTACTAATTTAACTGTAGTTTTAGGTGGTGGTTCTGTTACTTATTCTGGCAGATATTCTAGAATAGGTAGAACAGTTTTTTATACAATAAAGATAACTACAACAGGTGGGGCTACAACAGCTTCAACAGCAGGAACAACTTATTGTACAATCCCAATAGAAGCATCGGAAGATGATACTGTTACAACATCAAATAAAACAACATTACTTGGTATAGGTGTTGGTTTGTTAGATTCGACAAATGATAGATGTTATCCTTCTACTTGGACAGCAACAAGTAATACAATAGTTATATCAGGAAAATATGAGGTTTAATATGGATGAAGAATATGGTGACAAATTTTATGTAGATGATGCTGCACAAGGAGCAGAAGGTAATTTCTTTGGTTATGATTTTGATCAACCACAAAATAATTTTGGTCAAGGTCAACAAGAACCTATGACAGATTATAACTATTTTGATTTTAATAGTTCTTTTGGTAATGGTCTACAAGGTTTATTTGGAACAGGTAATGATAGTTTTTTAGGTAATACAGGACAAATGCCTAATTTTGGAGATACTGATTTTAATGAATTTTTACCTCCTACAAATTTACCAAGTAATAATACTCCTTATGGAGATATATTTACTAAATTACTTGGTGGTTTAGGTAATATGTTTAATCCTGAAAATCAAAAAAGAACTTCTTCTGTTTTAGGAGCTTTATTAGAAGGTTATCAAAATAAACAAAATGCAGGTTTAAATAGAAATACAATACAACAAGTACAACAACAAACTGATCCTTTTGCTTCACAAAGACCATATTATCAGCAACAGTTACAACAATCTGTTGCTAATCCATATAGTCCACAAATAGTAGCAGATCAAGTAGCTGCATTAAAACGAGCACAAGATATTAAAAATGCTGCTGCTGGTCGCAGAAGTAATAGTGCTACAACTGATCCTGAATTATTAAAAGCTATGGCTGATGTAGCAATGAAGTATCAACAAAGTCTTTATGGTCCAGCAGGTGTTAATATATCACCTAATACAGCAGGACTTACTGGATTATTAGATGCTAATAAACAAGATACAAGAGGATTTATTAGTCCATTAATGTCAGCATTAGGTTTTAATGTTAATGAAAATGAATTACAAGGTCAAAAAGATCAAGCTTTATCTAACTTTATTAAAGTTATGAGTACAATTAATAAGGGACAATAATATGCCTATTTCTACTGGTTATATTCCTGAATTTGCATTAGGTGCATTATATCAAGGAATGAATGCTTCTAATGCTAATGCTCAATCACAAGAAGATGTATTAAGAGCTTTTTTAGCTAATCAAAGAGAACAAAATACACAACCATTAGATCAAATAATTAAAACTTGGGATGCTACTAAAGCTCAAGGACAATTAAATGATCCTGATTATTTACATGCTCTTTTAGAAGGTTATAAAGGACAAATGAATTCTCAAATAGCAGCAGGTAAAAAAGCTATGGGTACTGTAGATAGTGATATTGATACTATTAATCAAGATAATAGAAATAAATTATTTATGGGTAAAACTTTAGAAGAGTGGAATAAATTAAGAATGGCTGATGAAGATACACCACAATCTTCTGTAGATACCATTGAACATATTCCTAATCAATGGGGTGGAGAAGGATTACAAAAAGGTTCTAATATATCTTGGAGTGGTCCTAATCCACCTACAAGTTTACATGATTTCAAAGGATGGCGTAGTGGTCCTTTAGGAGATATAAGTAAACAATCAGATATGGTAAAATCTTTTGGGGTAGAATCAGATTCTAATATACCACAACAATCACAAAATAATTTACTTAATAAATTTAAAAGAATTCTTATAGATACTCCAGAACATTTACAAAAGATGGAATTACAAAAGATGTTAGCAGATAATCGTCTAGAAATAAATGCTGGTAGAAATCAATCTTTAATTGAAGCAGCAAAAGTAAGAGCATCACAAATGACTAAAGATCCAAAATTACAATCTGTATTAGCTAATGCTTTATTAATTGTATCTGGATCAATAGAATCTACACCAGAACAATTAGAAGCTGCTAAGAAATTATTAGAAGTAAATACTACAAGAGTTGCTATAGAAAAATCTGCTGCTGTTCAACCAGGAATAGATTTATCACAAACACAAGAGACTGGTAAATATAAGCAACAAGAAACACCATATAGTAGATTTGCACAAAATCCTAGTTCATTATTTAATGAATCACGGAGACAACAAATATTAGGTGAAAAGAAAGCAGCACAAGAAGAAAAAGATATTAAAAATGGTGTTATAGCTAAAGGAAATACAAGTTCAGGAAATAAATTTACAGTAGAGAAAGACTAATTATGGGATATAGAGTTAAATTTGAATCAGGTGAATCAGTTATTTTTGATAATGAACCTTCTATACAAGATATAGAAGAAGCTGAGAAATCTTTTCGTGCTCAAAAATCTACTTCTTTAGTTGATAAAATACCAGATACAGCTCCAGATAATTCAGTACCTAGTAAATATGTAAAAGGTACTGAAAATGATTTATTTCCTAAATATAAAACCCCACCTTCTCTTGGAGAAGCAACACAAGATGTATTAGATGAATTTATTGCAATACCTGATGCTGCTGCAGGAGTAGGTACAGCTCTAACTTCAGGAATGGCTGGTGGTTTATTAGGATTCTATGGTATAGCAGATCAAAGTTCAGATGTAAATGAACGTATGTCTGAAGGTGCTAGAAAATTCTCTTGGCAACCAAGAACTGAAATTGGTCAAGAAATTACACAAAAAATTCTAGAACCTACAATGAAAGTTTTAGAACCATTACTAGGTCTTGGATCAAGTTTTGCTGTAACTCCTATGAAACCTTTTGGTAAGGGTAAAGTATTACCTAAAGTAGAACCAAAAATAGAACCAACAATTAAATCTAATATAACAAGTACACTTGAACAAGAAAATAAAAAAGTTCTTACTAGACAACTAAAAGATATTCAAAAAAGAGAAGCTGAAATACAAGCTAGTTTAGTTGATGGTACTGCTACTCCTGAATTACAAAAAGAAGCTGAAGCTTTATATAAGAAACGTATAGAACTAGAACAAACATTATTTCCAGAAAAATCAGTAGAAAAACCTATTGATAATAAAGAAACAGCTATACAAAACTTACAAGACACAAGAATAAAATTAGATAAAATTCATAGACATATATTAGAGTTAGATAGAAGAGGTCAAGAAGTACCTGAAGATTTAATAACTCTATATGATGAATTACATATTAAATTAGATGAACAACAAAAAGCTTTAGGTGATGCATTAAAAGTTGTTAGTGTTGATGATAGATTTAAAGGTACTAGTCCTTGGGATATAGCACAATTAAAAATAGAACAAGCTGGTAATAATCCTGCTTTAGCTGGTATATATAAAAGAGAAGCTATTGAGAAATTAAATGGTATTTCTGATAGACAAGCTAGATCTTCTTTGGTTGAAGCTTTAGAGAAAGAAATACAGGCTTATGATAAGATAATAGAAGCTAATAAAGTACCTCTAGAACGCACAGAAAGGCCCCTAGAAGGCACGATTGAACCAGAGGTAATACCTGAGCCTAGCCAAGCTAAAGAAGTGCCTTATACAAAGGCTATAGATGATATTATGGCTGGTTTTACTAAAGAACGAAATACTAGTACTGACAATGCTAAGGTTATGTATGATTGGGATATTATTAATCGTAATCATATAGAAAACCAAAAATTAGCAAAAAAACAACTGGAAGCTGAAGCTAGAGCTAAAGCTCATGCTGATGCAGAAGAAGCTAAAAAATTATCTTTTGAAAGTAATGAACCACCACCAAGAAAAAATACTTTTGTTACTAGAGAACAAGCTTTAGCTTATATGGATCAAAAAATTGAAAGTATAACTAAAGAAATACAAAGAGTACAAAATGCTATTAATTGGGCAAAGAAAAATAATAAAACAGAAATTCCTTTTGATAAAGGTACAGTTTCACATGAAGATTTATTATTATATAGGGATAAATTACAAAAAGAGTTAGATAAAACTAGACAAGATAAAATGAAACCTTTTGGTAATGATATACCTGATCATATCTTACCAAAAACTGAAGCTGAATTAGATGAAATATTAAAACAAACTGAAACACCTAATACTGGTAAAGCATTATATACACCAGAATCTATATTACGTCGTTTAAATGGTGTAATTAAACATTATGAAAACATATTAGAAAAATTAAGAACTAATATACATAATAGAGAATCTGGTGCAGAACCATCAGGTACTCCTGTTTTTAGATTAGGTGATAAAGAATATGGTTTAGAAGCTGCTAAAGGATTAGAAGAAGCTTTAACAGATCAATATCAACGTTATTTAAATAATAGAGATAAAATACAAAAAGCTGAAGCATTACGAAAGCAAGAATCACAACCTAAAACTAAAACAGAACCTAGTTTAGAATTACCTACTATTGATAGTACAGCATTAGATAATGTATCTACTAAAAGAAAATATGATTCTATTGATGAATTATTAATGGATTATGGAAAAAATCCTATTGATGGTTTTATAGATAACCCACAATTATTTACAAAAACTGAAAATAATAATGTAAAAGTAGCTAATGATATTTTAGAATCACATCCTGAAATATCAAGAACTGTTGATATATTAATAGATAAGGTAGGTTTAGAAAAAGATAATATTTATATTGTTCAAGGAGAAAGAACTAAAGTTAAGTTCTATGGTAATTCTGCTGTTATAACATTAAATTTATCTGATATTCCTAAGATGATCCAAACTTATAGTAATGATATAGGTGGAAAAACAGGTCATTTCAATAAGTTTATTAAAGGTTCTTCAGAAAAAGCTATATATCATTATGTAATAGCTAAACAATTAGCTCATGAAATAGGTCATATAGTTTTTACTAAGTGGTTACAGTTAAGTGAAATATCAAAAACTGATATGGATAAACTAATATTAGGATTTGAGAAATGGAAAAAATCTAATAATATTGATCCTGTAACATTTCTTAATACTAAAGATATTAGTAATTATGAGAAATACCATTCTGTTTTTGATGAATATTTTGCTGAACAAACAGTTAATGCTTTATTACATGATTCATTATTATCTAGTTTTCATGATAAGAGATTTTCTTTAGCTAAACAAATAAGACAATTAATAAGTAATACCGCTGAGTATTTAAGAAATGTTGGGGTTAAATTAAATATTAATCCTTATAGAGAAGATATTATTAATAATATTATATCTAGAAATCAACAAGAGATTAAAAAATCAGGTAGAACTTTATGGGAAAGATTAGAAACAGAAAGAAATGATAAATTACTTTTTGATCATCCTGATATATTTCCCTTTGCTAATAAAACTTTAGCTGAAATACGAAATAATCCTTATGAAGTACATAGATTAACTAAAGATGGTTTAAATACAGATGTTATACCTTGGCAAAGAGAGGTATATGATTCTGTAGGTCATATGGATATAGCTAATTTTTCTAATAAAGCTTTAATAGCTATAGGTAATAGTGCTCCATATTTTGCTAGAAAATTATTTGGTAAAACAACATTAGCACAAATCTTTAAAGATAATCCTGCAATTTTAGAGACATCTAGAAGAATTAGAGAAGGAGAATATAGAGCTGCAGTAGCAACTAATTCTATGTGGTTTGGTGATGTACAAAGACATCATTGGGATAATGCACCAATATTACAGAAATTCTCTAAGATTAAATTACCTGATTCTCCATATATGGTTCATAAGAACTTAACTGAATTAGAAGCATATAATATTCATCAAGTATTTAGAGAAGGTTTAGAGAATGGTTTAGATTATGGTGCTGCTATACAAACCTATGGTCAACATTTAACACCAAAAGAACAACATGCTCTATTAGTATTTGGTGATATGTTTAAAAAACAATATCATTATATTGCGTCTTTAGAAAAATCTTTAGGTAAAAAGAATAGAATAGCTTTTAAAGATGGTTGGTATCCATCAGTGAGAAATGGTGATTTCTTTATTACTGTTCATTCTAATGGTAATATGATATATAGAGAACATTTTGAAACTAAAGCTGCAGCAGAAGCTTGGAGAGATGCTCATCAAAATCAAATACCACAACATATGACTTTAGGTGAAATTGGTAATATGAAAGATAATCCACAACATCCTGGTATGTATGGATTAATCGATGCTTTTATTAAATTCATGGATAATAAATATCATATTGATGTTTCAAAAGAAGGAACTGATTTTAAATATAAATTAGCTACTAAAGGTGGTGTATTTGGTCAACATCATCAAAGAAGAACAAATATTATTGGTTATAAAGGTTCAGAATTAGGTAAAACTCCTGAAGAATTAGGAAGAAGTTTTAAAGAAGCTATTATTAGAAACAATGATGAGTTTGAATCTTTATATAAAACAATGTATATTAAGCATCATGTTGATAGTGCATTAAATGCAAGTAGTAATTTATTACCACAAGAAAGAGTAGCAATACAACAAATGAGAGATTCTGCTCTTAATGTTGTACCTAATTCTTTTGAAGCTTTTGATAAAGCTGCATTTGAAATTACTGATAGAATGGCTAGAGCTTTTCATAGATCTTTATATCCAACAGAAACATTTAAACCAAATCAAGCTCTATTAAGAACAATACAAAATAATTTAACAGGTTTATTTTATCTATTTAAAGTATTACCATCTTTATCTATGTTTGTAGGACAATTATTATCACCACTACAAGCTATTAGACATGCTGCATATGATGGTGGTTTAAAGAGTATTGGTAATTTTGGTAAAGGTATATATAATTTAGTAACAAAAGATCCAGAATTAATGGAAAGTTTATTCTATGCTACACAAATGTCTGATGTTATTGAACCACAATTTGTTAAAGCTTTACATTTACAAGGTAATAATAAAGTTGTTGAATGGTTAAAAGATTGGGTATTATTTAGAAAACCCCAAGAAGCTGCTGATGTTTTATCAAGAGTAATTACCTATGCTTATATGCATACTCATTATAAAAATATTTATCCCTCTTTAAGTATGGATAAAATAGCTTCTTTAGCGAGAGAAGGTGTAGATGCTACTATGGGAGCATATTCTAGAGGGGAAACAGCACCTATATTTAAACATACAGGTGGTATTATTGGTGAATCAATGAGACCATTACAAACATATGGTCAAATGGTTGTTGGTAATATGGTAGCAGATTTTAAACATATGGTTACAAATCCAACTAATCTAAAAGCATATGCACCATTTATTATGTCAGGTATCATAAGTACAGTACTCGGTGGGGCTCTAAATGGACCAATAATGACTCAATATGAAACAACAAGAAAACTATTGATGAGTATGAATCCACAATGGGAATTACCATCTATGTTAGATTTAATAAGTTCTGGTATTATTGCTTTAGATAGTGTTATAGAAGATCCAGAAGCTGCAATTAAATTAATATCTTATGGTGCATTATCATCATTAACTGGTATTGATATAGGAGCTTCTATAAGAACAACTGAAACATTTCCTGGTAATTTATTAACTCTTGGTTTAGCTATGGTTGATACTGCTGATGTAGCTTATGATGCAAGTAAAGCTGTAAGTAGACTTGTACCTCCATATAGTAGTGCTGTAGATATGACATTTGGTGCTTTAACATTAGGTAAAACAGCTATGGGTGGTAGTACAACTGATGCTGAATTAAAAAGAGCTATTACAAGTGTTTCTCCTAGAGGTCCTCTTAAAAATGCTTTAATGAAAGCTACAGGAGCAAATAAGACTACAGTTATGGGAGAAAAAACAAATAATATAGCTACTGGTCAAGATAGTAAAGCATTAATGCCAGAAGGACCAACAGAGAATATTGCTCATTGGATGGGTAATCTAAGTACAGAAGAACGTTATAGAACTGATGTTAAAATGAAAACTGAATTTAAAGAAAGAGTTATTAATAACAGAATTAAACGTTTATATACTCTGTATAATGAAAATCCAAAAGAAAAATATTTAGATGAACTAATTCAACTTGGTGCTACTGATAAAAATATTAAAGAGCAATTACAAACAAGAGCTTATAATGCTTTAATAGATAGTGATATTAGAATGGTTACAACTTCTAAAGGTAAAGTATCTAATAGTCCAGCTAATGTTAGAAAAATACAAGGTTTATTTAAATTTAAGAAAGCTGAATAAAAGAAAAGCCCCTTAATTGGGGCTTTCTTTTTTTATATTAATTGTCGAATAATTATTATTCTAAATATTATTAAGCTAATTACACAAGAGATAAATTGTTTTGTTAAATGAGGAAATTCTATACCTAAAGTTATACCAGTAATAAATTGTAATATTATTCTATAATTAGATACCACAAACACCACCAGTACATGCTTTATCTATATTTTCCTCAAATACAACTCCTCTATGTTTAATAGCATCATAATAATCAATTTCAGTTAAGGGTTGACCTCCTCTACTGCCATCTGGATAACAGGTAAACCCTCTAAGACGTGGTGCATAGCTTGATAACACTCTGCTGAATTCTTCCACTCTTTTATCATTGTTATCTGTTTTGTTCCAGCTAGGTAGATTAATCGTTGAGGAGATTGACATGTCAACGTAATCTTGTATATCGGCTTGGAATTTAATTCTTTTTTCATAATCATTACTTAATTTATAGGCAGTTTCTATATTTTGTGGATCAATACCATATTGTTTAATTAAGGTATCGGCAGTTGTATCAACAACGTATTCATATTTCCACTTTGTTCCATTAGTGAGATAACGACGTTTGTAAGCAACTGCATACAATGGTTCAATGCCTGTAGTTGTACTTGCAAGGATACCAATGGTTCCTGTTGGCGCGATGGCTCTATAAGCAACTGGCTTTGAGATGTACAAGTGATTACAGTGTTCATTAGCTGCTCGTTCAGATTCATCTTTATATACCTTTAACCAAGTGTGTAATTCTGGTGTAACTTCGTATTTTTGTTCTCGTTTAAGTAACCAGGCATGGATACCCATAAGCCCCAAGCCCAATCTGCGATTCTTTTCACGAACTTTGTAGACCTTTTCATAAGGTAAGTCGGCACGTAATGTCCCGCATACGAGGAATTTGGAACTAAGTGTAACAACGGATTTGAACTCTTCCAAACTTTCAATATTGCTAATATTGATAGAACCAAGATTGCATACGTCAGAGTCATCTTCTGACGTAACTTCACAACATGCATTTCGTAAAGTCTCATTCTGTTTATCACCAAAGTTAAAACTAAATCCAGGTTCTCCTGTTTTTAATGCTTGTTTACAATTCTCTAAAAATATTGGATTTTCAGCTAGAATATTAACAGAATCAAAAAATACTTTATCATTGATTTTATTATATTCAGGATTAGACCCAGCTATTTTATATGTTTTTATAGTTCTAGAAATACCTACTAAAGCAGCATCATCATAATTAACAGAAATGTTAGTCATGTCTAATGGTGCTGGAAAATTAAAATCTTCTTCTTTTAAACTACGTATTTGTGGAGTCCAGTTTTTTGCTTTTAGAAAGTCGTAAATATCTTCGTGTTGCCAATTGAGTGATGCATATATAGCAGACCTTCGTGAGCCCCCTTGCATAACCCCACGACCAACTTCGTTGATCATCTGCATCAATGGTATTGGCCCTGAAGATAAGCCACCAGTACGACTCAAAGGTTTCCCAGAGGGACGTAGTATACTGTAATCTATTCCAATGCCACCACCAGTCATGAGACAACTTACTGCTCTTTGTGTTAGATCTGCCCATTCTTCTCTAGTATCATATTCAGCTTTTAATAGATAACAATTATTATAATAGTGATTTTTTCTTCCTGCATACCATAAGTATCTTCCTGCTGGAATAAATTTAAAATCTTCTATATATTGAGTAAGTTGTTTTCTATCCTCTTTTGACATAAGAGGCATATTGCCTCCACATACATCTTCTACAACTCTAATTGCTAAACAACCCCAAGTATCATTAGGACCTTGTGCATATTTACTTCTGAATATTGATTCACTAAAAGGATTATTAAAATATTTTTTTATCATTATTATAGTTTATTATTTCATCCTTACATTCTTTTGTTTTTATTTTATTTATTAGATATTTTTTTATTTTTCTAACATTATGTTTTTCTTTTAATGTTGGGTTAGTACTTTCTTTTTTACCAACCCAAGGTCTAATTATTTTCATTCTTCTTCTTCAAGATCCTGTTGGAAATATTCTAAGCGTTCTTCTATAAGATCTTTAAATTTTTCCAAGATATCTTCACTAGATATATCTAGAATTTCTAATAACGAGATTTCATCTATTTGTTTTAATTCTTCTATGATATCTGTTATTGTTTTCATATTTATTTCATATAACTTTCCCATGAAACAGGAAAATGTGTTTTAACATTATTTCCTATTAATTCTGCAACATCTCTTGTTTCTTTTTGTGCATGTTTATCTAAACGTAATTTACATACCCTAATAAAAGCTAATAAAGTACCAGACCAGATCCATTCTGTCATAGTATTCAATGGAAGAATCATTCTAGCTTGTTCAGGACATACTTTTTTCTTTTCTATTAAATATAGATAAAGATTTAAACTAGTTTCTATAAAATTTTCAATAAAAGGAGGATTATAACTTTCTCCTGGACAAGTATGGTAATCTTCTCTATTATTTTTGAATTTAACAAATTCTGTAGAACTTCCTTGTTTTACATTATCTGCTTTTGCTCTCCATTTTTCAGGAAAATAAAATTCAGGTTCATTATCAACATATCTACGAGATACTTCATTCCAACTTAATCCTACTTGATGTTTAGCTAATTGTCTAGCAACAAATATAGGTGCTTTAATTCTAAAAGATAGAAAAGCATGACAGAAAGGTGTAAAATGATTATGATCAGCTAAATACTTAATTAGTTTACAATCTTTATCGGATACATATTGAATAAAAGGATTATCATCATCATATTCAAAATAACTTTCTTTATTAAAAGATACTCTAGCAGAATTAACTACAGAAATATCACTTCCCATATGTTCTAATAAATCAACTTGTATATTCGCCTTTTTCATCTACTATCCAAACTTCTGTCCATGCTGGTAAATGTATTACATTACTATCTTTATCTTTACAATAAGAATACATACCATCTACATGATGAAATTGTAAATCAACAAAAGATTTTTTATTTAAAGAACCATCTTCATTTTCATCATATACACGTATTAATGTATTTCTTGGTACATTGTATAATTTCATTATAACTTATCGTTAATATTTTTATCTTTAATTCTTAATAAAGATTCAAAATCAAGAAGTGAAAAGATAAATAATAAATTTGGATCCATAAAAGAATAATCATCTGGTATTCCTAAATTTACAACTAATGGTATAGTAAATGTAGGATCTATTTTATTAAAATTAAATACAATTTGTTCATGATCATGTGAACAAACAATAATTCTATCAGCCCATGTAATTAATACTTTATCAATAGGTATTAATGCATAATCATAAACACCACAAGATCTAGTATTATATCCATATTTCTTATGTAAGTAATTAGCTAATGTTGGTGATCGTAATAAACCTGCAGAACATACACAGAGAACTTTTAAAGCATCTGTTTGATATGGGTTTTTACAATTCCATAATCTATTTTTATCGTTCATCTCCAGAACCTGAGATAGTATTATTAATTTTTCTTGTTTGTAGTTTAGTATAATTAGCATTTAATATTGATGTCATATCATAACCTAAAGCCCATGCTAATCTAGATATATACCAACATACATCACCTAATTCTATTGCTAATTCTCGTGGTTTATATAAACCATCTCGTAATAGTTTTTTAACATTACTAGCTACTTCTCCTGCTTCAGAAGTTAAACCTAAAGCTAAATATGTTAATTCATTATTATTACCTGTACCAGCATCAGGATAAATAGCAGTTTCTATTGTTGCTTTTTGATAATCATTAATTTCCATTCTTTTCTCTATAAACCTTTAAATAAATAATAGCATCTAATAATTCTTCATATAATTCTTTTAACCAATCTTTATTGGCTTCTTCTGTTGGAATTTTATATTTCTTTAAGCCATATTTTTCTCTAGTTTTCATATCAGAAATAATTTTATTCCAACATGTTTGTTTATTATTCTTTTTTTTCATTAAACCAAGATACTAATGTTTCTGTATCATAAATAGAACAGTATTTAAACCCATGTTTTTTAGCCCAATCAGCATGAGTATATTTAGTTCTACCACATTTTTTATTAGGATTAGCAAAAACAAATCGTAGATCTATATCAGGATGTTGTTGCTTAATTAATATATATTTATTTCTTTCTTGTGAAGAAGATAACCAACCTTTAGTTTCAATATAAAAAGGTAAATCATAAAAAGACCAGTCAGTTTTATATTTATGTTCTGTTACTGGTATTTTATATGGTATAACTATACATTCATAGCTATAATTTATATTTAGAAACTTTAATAATTTTTCAAATTCTTCTTCTAATTTAGAACGTCTTTTAAGCATAAATCTTTTCTTGTTGTTCTGGTACATTAATTAAATCTAAACTACATGTACCATCTCTATTATAATATCCATTCCAATGCCATTGAACAGGATACCATTTATTTTCTTCTATTACATAATAAGCACCATTTATGTAGGAAGATTCAAAAATGTCATATAATCTAATATCTGATCCACCTCTTGTTTGCATTGGGATGGTAAAGTTAAGTTTTGTCGGTGAGCCCAAGTTTTTCCTTTCTCTTGTAGGATCCATAAAGAACAAGCGTTAAGAACGAATTGTTTTGGATTGTTGTATAAGTTGTATACAATATCAAACATTTCTTGTTCTGTCAAGAGATCCGGTAGTATTTTTTCAGCTTTTTTTGGACCTATACCATAAATTCCAGTAACATTGTCTATTCTATCACCAATTAACATTTGTCTATAAAAGAATGTTAATCCTTGTTGTGGAGTAATAGAATATAATTTTTTTGTTTTAAAATTATAATGTTTTCCTGGAATCATATCTAGATCTTTATCTAAAGTACATATTATAGTATCTTCTGTTTGATTCCATCCTAAAGCATCATCAGCTTCATAATGATCTATAACAACAGTATTATAACAATCTTTTAAATATTGTTCTATTAAAGATACTTCTTTAGGTTTTATTAAATCTTTTCTATTTGCTTTATAATTAGGATCTAGTAATACTCTAAATACAGGATATGTTTTACCTGATAGATAAATAGTTCTATCAAAAACTGATAGGGAGTTTTTTATTCTCCCTATCATGATATCACAATGTCTATAATAATCTTCTATATTAGAATATTTAGTTGTTCCTGTTCTCCAAGCAATTATATCACCATCTAAGAGAAGCATTCATTCTGTCTGCTAATGTATATTTATCTGGTATAGATGTATATCCGAATTCTTGATTAGATACGTTAGTAGAACCACATTTAGGACATTTTACTATTTCTTTCGTATTCTCAAGAGTACTAAACCTATGAAAGCAATGTAAACAAGCATAATTATTAACATTGATTTTCATATTAGTTAATATCTTCAGTATCGTAATAATCGTCAGAAATAGTTTTTTGTGTACCAAGAACAAAATCAATATAGATATCTGCTGTTTCTTTAACTGTTTCTGGATCAATACCTGCTGTTAGAGTTTTAACAGCATTAGTTAATGAACTTTGTCGAATAATATATAGTTGTGTTTGTTCTTGTGATGTTGGTGTATGATTTGTTGTTACTTTATTATCTGGTGCTGAATTACTTGTAGCAATATCAATCCAATCCCAATAATTACTAGCATTTTTCTCTCTTGTAATAAGAAAGCAATCACCTTTTGTAGCTTGTTCTAATTTATCTAGAACATGTTTATGGCTAAAAGGCATTACTTTTTTACTTTCTACTTTATCATCGAAAGATTTATTTTTGTAGGTAACTTCTAAATATTTATATGGTTTTTTTGTTGAGGTTATTCCATTACCTACATCTACTGAAATGATTTGAATTAATAATTGTGACATATTGTTATTATTTTCCTTATAATTTATATTCTTTTAGATCTAACATGTTATGACCGACCTTAATTTCACATCTTAATGGAACATTCCATTTTAGATTGAAATATCTGGATAGCGATTTGTCTAAGTTTCTAAAGACTTGATCAAAAAAACTTGCATTTCGTTCTATCTCAGATAAGGGACAATCTACAACAAGAGAATCATGTACTGTGCTTATAAATAAAGCATTTATTTTTTCTTTTTTAGCTCTGTTAAATGATATTGTTCTAGCTAAACAAACAATATCTGCTCCTAAACCTTGGTTAATATGATTTGCTATGTCTGATTCATTATATTCTAAACCTCTATAAGATTTTTTTGGTATAAATTCATGGATTCGTCCAAAAGGACTAATCAATTTTCCAGTAAGTGTTACTTGTTTAATATATTCTAAGTGTGTTTTATATATACCTTGATATTTGGAATAATATTTATCTATTACAGATTGCCAATAATCTACAGATGAACTTATAGAAGAGAAATCAGGATCTTTTGCATAAGCATAAGCAGGACCTCTATAGATCCATCTAAATAAAAATATTTTAGCTATTAATCTTGATATCAAATTAAATTGTAATTGATTTGATGTATGTATATCATTTTTAGAAGGATCTTCTAATACTGCCATCCATTCATCAATTCCAACTTTATCTTGTGATAAAAATAAATAGGAACACCATTCTAAACTTTTAACATCAACATTCAAGATCATCTTGATTATTCATATTGATTAGAATTTGTTCTAAATATTCATGATTATTATATAAATCATACCAATAATAATCATAAGCTGTTTCTAAAAGTTCTGTTTGGTTTTCTGTATTATTATTCATATTAATTACTCATATCTAGAAATACAAAAAGATTTTGCTAAATCAGCAAAGTTTTGTTGGTTGGGTTTTGTACTTGATAACCTACCTGTAACTGTTACACATTGATTTAATGTAGAATGTAATTTATTTGGTGGCCAATTCATTTCTTCTCTTTTTTTAGGTAAACCTAGTAAATAAGTACCATTAATTTTTTCTAAGATAGATCTTTGAATTAATAAATCAATAATTTTTTTTACTTTACCTTTAGCTTTTAAACTAAGTAATGTTGGCATAGCTGTAGAATAAAAACCTGGTTTTGCTAATTCAGTTTTAGGTAAAGGTTCTATTAATCTTGGAAATGTAAATATTGATTTTTCATTCTTAAATCTAACTTGTCCTATTTTTAAACCTGTTTTATAAAAACCAATAGGTATTTTTTCTATTATAGTTTTATTACCACCATATAATAAAAATGATATATCATCATTACTATTATAATTTAACTTATAATTAGTTATTTCATATAATAATTTATCTATTTTATTTATTTCATTTTCTAGTTCTTCTGCTTTTTTTCTAGAATTATATTCATCATACACAATACCATTGTATTCCATTTCTTGTAAAACAATAGCATCATTACATTGTAATCTAAATAATTTATATTTAGATTTTTCTGTAGTAGAGAATCTTTCTAGTTGTTTTAGAAATACTTGATATGTTAATTCTACATCATTAATTCCATATTCAATTAATTCTTTTATTGGTATTTGATCTGTATCAATACCTTTAGACCAATATTTTTCATCTATTGTATGGATTTTTTCTGGTAATCCATAGTTAATACACATGGTATTTAAATCAGGATATTTCCATTGTTGATTAGAGAAAATAAATTCAGCTAATTGTAAATCCCATATAGGTGTATCTATAATATAATTTAATTCTTTTCTTAACCAATTTAAATCAAATTTAAAATTACTACCAATTAAAACACTAGCTTTTTTGATATATGGAAGTATATCAAAAAAATTATTTTTTGTAAAGGCTATAGATTCTGTTGGTGTTTTAATTTGTATTAATACTAATTTATTATTAATATCAAATGGATTACCAGTATTACTAATAGTGGTTTCTACATCAATTACTAACGGATTCTTCGCTAATAAAATCAAAGTATTCCCAATCAACTATTTTTTGTTCTGTTCCAAATTCTTTCATAGCCATTTTTAAAAAATCAAATAAAAAAGCTTCTGCTTTTTCTTCTGTAGTTGCTTCAATTTTAAAATTAATAGGAATATCAAATGTCATTTGTTTATTAATACCTTCCAATATTGTTTAGCTAGTTCACTATAAACTATAATACCTTCTGGATTTTTAAATCCATCTACAGCATAAGAACCTTCTCTAATTAAAGTAGTAAGAAAATAATCAATTTCAATTTGTAGATTATCTAAAATAAAATTTCCTAAATAAGGAACAACATGACAACATTTAGGTTTATTTTCTTCATCCCAAATACCTACATTGAATAAACTAAATCGTCTTTCTGTTAATCCATAACCTCTACCAATACCTTTACCCCACCATTCACCAAAATGATGACCATAACCTAAATATGATAATTCTTCAGCATTTTCCAATACCCATTTAGCAAAACCAAAATTATCATCATTTGGTGTAATAAATCTATTTCTTGATTGAGCAAATAAAACTTTATCATCTATTTCTGCAATTTTATATTTGTAACAACCATAGTTAGAAATAAGTTTTCCAGAAAAATCAATATCATTTTTGTTTTTAACAATTACACAAGAATTAGTACCATCAATTTTTTCTGTGATATGAAAGCGTTCATTAATTAATCTTGGAATTTTAGGCCAAGATTTAAATTCTAATAAGGGTGTCATTATTTTATTTCTTTCTCATTTAAAAGTAAAAAATTATGTTTTTCAAAATCAAAATTATATGGTACTGTAACAGTAAATAATATTTGTTCTAATTTAT